TGTAAATGTGTTGCCAGAAACTACGCTTTGCTGAGTTGTGAGTGTACCCGTAACCAAAAGTCGAGGAGGGCTTGCTGTTGTGTCTGTAATAGCAAAATGTGTCGCCGTTCCAGATCCGGTAACTGATCCATCAGAAATAGCAGCACATGTGACCTTACGGCCAGATGTGTCGCCATCTGTAGGAGGCCCAAAATTTACTGAAGTGCTGTTACCAAGCGAATAAGTAGTATTTGCTTCAGTAGCATCTGTGGCTTCTTGTGATGTGATATCAATGCGGTTTGCTTCCTGATCAAGTTTATCAAGCGCTGCATCTAACACATAATCTGCAATGGTTGCCATCTTTATCTCCTAGAATGTGTTCACTTGCATACGCAAGCCGGATCCGCCAAATTTAGCAGTTTCGTTATTTGCATTTATACCAGCAATAGCCTGTTGATACAACGGCGCCCAAACTTGTGTTCTCTGGTCATCTACAAGGTACGGCGCTGCGTGCATGAGAGCGCCGTATAGGTAAGCGTCAGGGAAATACTGCAATATCCAGTTTGACGTGTTTGAGTCAGTTAATGGCGCAGTTCTGGCGTAGTAGTACAACTCCCCGCTGTACGTCCCGTCAGGGGTTGGCCAGACTTCTATTTGGCCACCGATGATAGAGTAATACCTCGGGCGCCCAGTGGCGTCATTATTGCCGTTGCGCTGCTTCTGCATGTAGACCGGCGTGACTAAGTCAATTGAGCGCTCGTCAACGTCTAGGTGAAAGCGTACAGCCTCTAGAAAGCCGCTGGGAAGCTGCGTGTAGCGCGCGTCGATGTCTGCAGTGGCTCGCTCTTCCATGCGCCAGTGGCGCACCTTGCGGTCCATGTCAGCTTCGGTCAACGCGATAAAGTCCGGAATAACCGCGTCTAAATCGCTTCGGTTTAGCCAGTTAGATATGGCCGATTGTAATTCTGCGTAGGTTGTAATGCTCACAGCGTACCCGCCCTTGTCCTAAATACTTGGTTGTCGCGGTCATTCAACCACTTGCGAAACGCTTTCGGATCGTCTGCAATCCCCTTGCGCTTCAGCTCATAATACACTGAAAGCGGAATAGAAGCTACCTTGTTGACGTCACCATATCTATCTGGGGTGTCGTTGTACTGGCGCCTATTTGATGCCGCAATTGATGAAACATCTTGCTGCGTTTCAACGACATACTCTCCCTTGTCGGTGACATGCCAGTATTTAGTGATGCCGGTCACTGGATCTTGGCTGAAAAGACGTTTCATGTATCCCTCCAAAAGTAGTGGGGCGACCGAAGCCGCCCCGCCTAAACTCATGATGTGCGTAGGTCGAACACACCAGCGTGCGCCGCCTCGTTAGTCACCTTTAAGCCGAATTCGGCCAAGACCATACTTTTCTCTGCGTCGCCAGTTTTCGCTAATGCGACATTCTGGATCGGACGTAGGTAGCACACAGATGCGTACTCTGGGTCGAGTAGGAACGCATCACGCTCACGCTGAAAACGGTTAGCTACCACATTGAGGGTCCCAAAATCGGACAAGTATACGTCAGCAGCGCCAATTATCGTTGTTGGGCTGTCTGATGGCGCTTGGTAACGCTGTGCCGCAATACCCGCGAAGCCTGACACAACTGTCTTGTTGTGTGGGCCTACCATCAAGATGCTTGGCTGACCGCCAGATGTAAATGCTTGCTGCATTGCATCCTTTAGCATCGTCTCGGTGAAGGCTTGCTGCGTACCGTCTGAGCGAGCTGATGTACCATCCGCATCCGCCTGACCAGTTGCGTGGTTATCGACTTGGTTTGTACCGATCCATGCGCCTAAGCCGCCTGTCTCACGAGCCACTGAAGATGACCCAGCCACTTGTGCGTTATTATCGGTCAAAACCGCCTCAATATCGCGGCGAAGCTCTTTTCCGCGCTTAGCGAGCTGGTATGCTAGTTCGTCATTGCGGCCCGCCAAATCCTGCGCGCCCAAGTTGTCTGCGACAATCAATGTGCGGCGTAGAATGTGCGTATAGTTACCAACGCGAGTTGTTGCTGATGTGCTATCGAAAGTTGCAACATCGTCTCCGTCTATGCGAGCTGTGGTGGAAGTAGCTGCCAGTGAGTCTGTTTGCCACTCAAAATATGTGTTATTCACATTTTCTGAGCCGATGTTAGATTGAAGAGGAACCTCTTCAGGCGAAATATTGGCGATTACATCTGCCAAGCTCTCGCGGATACCAATCGCACTATGCGATGTAAAGGTATTTGCTACGATTGCCATAATGGCCTCCTAAAGTAGAGTTTTGATTGCAGCCGCGGCATCCTGCACACGGCCAGTTTGACGAACGCGTTGAAGCGCCTGTGTTTGCTCACTTTTCGGTCTAGGCTGTGTGCTTCGAGAACCAGCTTTGAGTGTCTTGGTCTTCTGCGTCTTCGGCTTTCTCTTCGCCTCCGTTGCGCGTGTCTGACCTTGATCGTATAACATCGCTTTCCTCGCTAACTTCACAAGCGTAGCATTCGTTAGGCCGTTGACATCTTGTTCGCTAAATCCCTCTTTCAAGAGGAAGCCGCGGATGTCTTTTGCCTCTTTAGACGCGACAGAGTTGTCACGCCATTCAGGAATGAGTTCAGGCAGTAATTCGCGCTGCTCTTCGAAGTATCGAGCCTGCATCTGTTCCAGACGCTGCTGCTCTAACCCCATCATGCGCTGACGCTCAGCTTCGACCGCTTGCAGTTGAGCTGCACGCTCTTCCTGCTGCTTTCGCCACTGGCGCTCTGCCTTCGCTGCCATCGTAGGGTCTGTATCGTACAGAGTGTCCCAGTCTGGCTCCTGTTCGACCGGTTGCTGCAAACGCTCCTGCAATGCAGGCAACATCTGAGCATATTGAGCACGTTCACGCTGTATCTCTTCGTAGTTTGCCTCGAGCTGCTTGCGCGCCTCGGCTAACTCTTGAGTTTTGCGTGTGTAATCCCGTTGCCTTAGATTTCCGCGTTTAAGCTCTTCGACGGTAATCTCTTCGCCATCTACTTCGACCGTGGCCGATAGTAAGTCGAAGGATGCGTCGTCCTGCTCTCCGGCATCTTCTTCAGCTTCGAAATCGCCTTCGTCCTCTGAAGCGTACTCTTGTTCGTACTCTTGCGAATACTCTTCAGCGTCCTCTGGCATTTCGGCCTCTGCCTCTACGGCTTCGGCCTCAAGCGCATCAGGCTCCGTCACGGTATCCTCTTGGGGCGTGAGCATGGCTCTGATTGCATTTTGGGCGGTTTGCAGATCAGTCCCTAACGGGTTATTGGCTTCTGACATCCTTAATCTCCATATTATGCGCTATTTTCCCTTTTTTTCAATAGTCGCATTATCTTCCATTGCACGCAGCTTCTGGCGAACCGCCTGAACGCCGCGCAGTTTCATGTAAATACCCTCTCGGGCTTCATTATCGCTGGCGCTCGTTGCTTTGAACTCCTCCCAGCAATCCTGCTCGATTTCATCCATGAAACGAATAAAATCAGTGTCCCGCATGAGACGGGCAGCCTCGTGCCCGTCGTCTATGATTTGTTGCTTAGTTTTCACGCGTTGCATCCTTAATCAGATCAGCTTGCGCCTTCATAACTTCGCGATTGATAGCCATCTCGGAGCGGATTTTCTCGACGTTAAGCTGCGTGCCGTACTTGGCCTGCATCTCCTCCGCCTTGACGTAAAGCTCGGCCTCGAGTTCGTCGCGCTTGCGGTCGTCCTCCATCATCATCTTCTCGCGTCCAAGTTGCAGCTCCGCCGCCTTCTTCTGGATGTCCGCTTGGATCTGTTGGATTTGAACCTGAATAAGTTGTTCGTTGATGTCTGGCTTGTTGTCTGGGGGTGGAGGCTGGAACTGCGCCGGATCTGACCAGAACTGAGACGTGTCCTTGAAGCCCGCAAGCTCTGTCATAGCCTTTAGCGTGTTCGACAGCTTCTGCATGTCGGTCAGCGGGTTCATCGGGCCCATGGTCGCCATGGCCTCTTTCTGCATCTCCGAAATCTGGCGCAGCATCATCATGCGCTCAGTGTCCGTACCGCGGCCAAGTGCTACGTTGATCGAGACATCCATGTTGGCGTTCCAAGTGCGCGGATCAATCGGGATGAACTCGTTCGACAGGCGCACCATGCGCGGCTGATCCTGATGCGTCGTGATTAAGTGCAACACGATACGATAGAGCTGCTTCATGCCTGTCTCGGCAAAGATGCGCGCAATCATCTCTATATGCTGCTGAGCGCTCGACACAGTCGCCTGAACC